ACGCAGCGCATCGTGCTGCAATTTGCCGCGCAGCTAGGAAAAACAGAGGTCGGTTTGAACTGGATCGGGTATGTGATGGAACACGCGCCGGCGCCGATGCTGGTGGTGTTGCCGACGCTGGACGTGCGTAAAAAATGGGTGCGCCAGCGCCTGGACCCGTTGCTGACGGAAACCCCAGCTATCCGATCCATATTTAACGGCCGCAGCAAGCGCGATGCAGGCAATGCCGAAGAGCTGAAAGACTTTCCAGGCGGCATGCTGGTATTGGCAGGCGCTAACAGCCCGGCCAGCCTGGCATCGATGCCGATTCGTTACGTGTTGTGCGATGAAGTCGATCGCTTCCCCTGGGAAGTCGGGGAAGAGGGCGACCCGCTTGGCCTGATCGACGAACGCACAAAAACATTCCCGCGCCGCAAAGTGCTGTTGGTCAGTACGCCAACGGTGAAAGGCAACAGCCGCATCGAAGGCGAATACCATCGCAGCGACATGCGCGAATACCACGTGCCATGCCCGCACTGCGGCGAATACCAGGTGCTGCGCTGGCGCCATCCTGACGGCACCTATGGCCTGGTGCATAGCGAATCCACCGGGCATGTGTTTTACGCTTGCCGGCATTGTGGCGCGCAGATTGACGAGCACCACAAACAAGGCATGCTCGAAAAAGGCCGGTGGATACCGCAACACCCGGAACGCAAAGTGCGCGGCTACCATTTGAACGGCTTGTATTCGCCAAACGGCCTCGGCTTCACATGGCGCGAGCTTTGGGAAAAATGGGAAGTGGTTCACGGTGATACTTCTGAGCTAAAGCGATTCATCAATACGACGCTGGGCGAAACCTGGGAAGAGCAGGGCGACAGCATCGAAGACCTGGCACTGATCGGCCGGCTTGAGCAATATCCAGAAACCTTGCCAACGCGTATCACCACCGCCGGCGTGGATATACAGAAAGACCGTATTGAGGCCACCGTTTTGGCCTGGGGTGAAGAGGAACAGGGCTGGGCAATGGATCACCTGATCATTCCCGGCGATACGGCAAGGTCAGAAGTGTACGCGAAAGCCACCGACGCACTTCGGCATGCCGGCGTGGATTTCGCGGCGATCGACAGCGGATACAATGCGGACGAGGTATATGCCTGGTGCCAGGCCAACCGGTGGATGGTGCCGATCAAGGGTATGCCAGGCATGAATAGGCCGCTGATCGAAGACGAGCGCGCGCGCCGCCAGCGTATGCGCCGCCGCAATCGCAAAGGCATGCCGGTTGAACCGATCGGCGTGGACCAGGGAAAGGCACTTATCTATGCGCGCCTGAAACTGACCGAACCCGGAAAGGGGTATATCCATTTCCCGATCCATCCGGCGTTTGACGACGAATACTTCGCGCAGCTGGCCGCAGAAAAACTGGTGACAAAAACCAAAGGTCATCGACCTTTTCAGGAATGGGTGCAAACACGCGCACGCAACGAAGCGCTCGACTGCATGGTTTACGCGCTGGCTGCGCTGAGGCTATCGGGTCGCGCCAACCGCAGCGCCCTGCGCTGAGGCTATCGGGTCGCGCCAACCGCAGCGCCGACAAGAAAACAGAAGATCCAACAAAACAAGCGGTGGAAAACGCGCAACAGAAAACATCTTTTATCCCAAAAAAGGACAATTTCATTAGAGGGCGCAAAAGGTGAGTGACGTTTACAAAATGATGGTTGATGCGTTGCACCGTAAATTGTCAGAAAACGGCATTGATTCTGAAAAAGCGGCATCCATGGCGATTGATGCGGTTGAACAGGTCAGCCATGATGTGGGTGGCCAAAGGTTGTACCTGCCAAAGCGACCGCCGTGGTTTTCACGAACGCAGCGCGATGATTGCATAAAACGGCAATTCAACGGCCGAAATTATCGCAGCATCGCGCAAGCGTTTTGCTTGTCCGAGCGCACGGTGCGGCGCATCTGCAAAAAGTGACATTCTTGCCTAGTTTGTCACGATAACGCGTGCCAATCTTGCGGCATGGACATTGCCGCCGCCCTAACACTTCGCGACGAGCTGGAAGCGTCTTTGCTATCTGGCGCAGGCGTCGTTAGCATCCAGCTTGGCGACCGCACCATCACCTATGAAACAACTGCGCAGGCAACAGCCGCACTCAGCAAGTTGAACCGCGATATCTTGGCTTATCAGCGCAGGAGCGCCGGCGTAAACCCCAACACGAGCAGACCACGATGGCGGTAGAAAAATCGCTAATCAAGGCGCTTGAGGAAAAAATCATCCTTGGCGAGCAGGGCGCGTTCACGCGGCCGTATGTGATTCTCGATGTTGATGAATACGAGGCCGTGCTCAGTGCGTTAAAAGCACGAACCAGGAAAGCCACCAAAGAGGTGCCCCGTGAAACCGTCCGCGCATAACGTCGCACGTTTATACGAGGCGGCGCAGTCGTCCGACTTTCACAAGGTGCCAAACACTTCCGGACCGGCCGATCATTCGGTCAACCGTGCCGGCAGCCGTTTGCGCGATTACGCGAGGTGGCTGGACGAAAATAACGACCTGACCATCGGCGCGCTGGATATTCTGGTAAACAACATCGTGGGCACCGGCATACAAATCGAGCCGCAAGTTGCCGACCGCAAAGGAAACCCGATTGATCGTGTCAACGAGCGAATCCGCGATCTGTGGAACGACTGGAAGCGTCGACCAGACGTGACGGGGGAAATGTCGCTGGAAGAATTACAGCGACTGGCCTGCCGCACCTGGCTGCGCGATGGCGAGGTGTTTGCGGAGCATGTCGAAGGGCCGGTTAAGCCAAACAGCCGCCGCGCCGTGAAATATTGCGTTCGCGCCCTAGAACCAGACTGGTTGCCGTTTGAGAAACACAGCAACAAGCCTCGCATTGTGCACGGTGTTGAAAAAGACGCCGACGCAATCCCAATCGCTTACCATTTTCTGGAAGAAATAGCCGACCCAATCTATTCGCATTACGCGAGCCAAGTGCAAACGCGCAGGGTGCCGGCGGAGCGTGTCGAGCATTTAAAATTCAGCCGGCGCCTGAATCAGACGCGCGGCGTGTCCATTTTGCACGGCGTGATAAACCGCCTTGATGATGTGCGTGACATGGAAGAATCAGAGCGCATCGCGGCGCGCGTGGGCGCGGCTTTTACCGCCGCGATCATCCGAAACCCGGATTTGTTGGGCGGTGATACCAACACGTTTTTGAACGAATCAGGCGACATTTCCGACCGTTACGCCAACCGATATTTTGAAATGGGTCCGGGTGTGATCTTCGACAACCTGTTGCCCGGTGAAGATATCAAAGGCATTGGCCTGGACCGGCCGAACACCAACCTCATCGAATTTCTGGCAGACCAGCACCGCCGTATTGCGGGCGGTATCGGTGTGAATGCTTCGAGCCTAACCAAAAACTACAACGGCACCTATTCGGCGCAGCGCCAGGAAATGGTGGAAAGCGCGCCAGGCTATGCCCGCATGCGCGATCAGTTTGTAAGTAACTTTCTGCGGCCGATTTATGAGCGTTTTCTATTTTGGGCGGTGCAGTCAAACCAACTGACACTACCGCGCAATGCAAAACCCGAAACCTTGAACCGTGCTGATTATCGCGCGCCGGGCATGCCATGGATTGATCCGAAAAAGGAAATCGAAGCGGACCAGGTGGCAGTGCAGGCCGGATTTAAATCACGCCACCAGGTAATACGGGAGCGCGGATACGACCCGGACATCGTTGACCAGCAACGGGCCGCCGATGTTATGCCGGTGCAGGAAACACAGGCGCAACCAGTAAACGAGGAAACGCAAGAAGATGAAGCGTGAAATTCCACAAGGCGCCATCGAGCGCACTTTTACCATTGACGCCACACGCGCCAATGAAGAAACGCGCACGCTGACCGCAGCGCTTTCAAGCGAAACGCCGGTTGAGCGCTTTTTCGGCACCGAAATACTGGTGCATGAGGCGGAAGCAATCGACATGACGCGCGCCATTGAGGGCTTGCCGCTGTTGTGGTCGCACGACCACGAAGCGCCGATCGGCCGAGTGGAAAACGTGCGGCTGGATGATGACCGCGTGATGCGCGGCGATTTGCGTTTCAGCAAGAACAAGCGCGCTGCCGAAATCTGGCAAGACGTGCGCGATGGATTCCTTCGGGACATGTCGATCGGCTATTCGATCGACGAGTACGAGGAAAAAGACAACGGGGAAATCTCCGTTATTCGATGGACACCGCTTGAAGCGAGTGTCGTTACAGTACCTGCGGACGCCAGAGTCGGCATCAATCGCAGCAAACCTTTAGAGGGCAATACTATGTCGGACGACAAAAAACCGGCTGCCGCTGATACTGATACCGGGCAGCAAAAACCAGAAGTGCGCAGCGAGCTGAAGCTGTTTTCTGTGCAGAAAGAGCGTGAGCGCAAAGAAGGCGCACGTGCTGAAGCGCAGCGCCGCAGTGAAATTCGCGACCTGTTTTCGCGCTACGTTGAGCGCTACGGTGATGCCTTTGGCGATCTGCAACGCGCTTGCGAAGATTCGCCAGAGATTTCTGTTGATCAAGCAAAGCAGGCCATCCTCGATGCCATCGCTGATGGTTACGTGTCTGTGGATGTTTCCGCACGCCAGAGCGAAGGCTCAGCATTCCAATCCGTGCCTGGCTTCGAGCGCAAGCGCGCACCTGGTTTTTCAGGCACCGCCACTGCCGGCGAAGATGCGCTAGACAAGTTTCAGCGTGGCGCAGAGCTGGCGCTTACCATTCGCAGCGGCGCAGTGGTTGACGACAAGCAACTGCAAGAAGCGCAAGGCGGCGAGCTGATCAGCATGTCTCCGACTGAAATGGCGCGGGAATATCTCCGCATTCAAGGCGTAGCCGCGAACGGCAACCGCGAAAACATCATCGGCCAAGCGCTGAAGCGTTCAGGCATGTCCGGCACCACCGGGCACTTTGCCAGCGTGCTGGAAAACGTTGCCAACAAGTCGATGAATGATGGTTTCATGCAAGCTGATGAAAGTTGGTCGATGTGGTGCCAAACCAGATCGATTCCAGACTTCAAAACCGCCAGCCTGTTGAACCTTTCGCTGTTTTCTGACTTGGACGAAGTGCGCGAAGCGCAGCAGTACGAGCATGGCGACGTGTCTGACATCAAGGAAACCATCCAGCTTGCCACCTACGGCAAACTGTTTGCTATTACCCGCCAGGCACTGGCAAATGATGACCTTTCCGCGCTGGGGGACATTCCGCGCGCTATGGGCGCGTCGGCAGCACGCAAGGTTGGCGATTTGGCCTATGCCATTTTGACCAACGGCACCACCGCCACCATGACGCAGGACGGCGTGGCGCTGTTCGCATCAGGTCACAGCAACTATGTCACCAGCGGCGCAGCGCCGAGCGTGGCCACCGTAGAAGCTGGCCGCACCGCGATGGCATTGCAGACGGACCCGCAGGGCGTGACCCTGGGCATCCGCCCGCAGTACCTGATCGTTCCGGAGGCGTTGCGCAGCACCGCCAACACCCTGGTAGCCGCTCAGTATGACCCGGCAGGCACAGCTGGCACGCTTACGCCGAACACTATCCAGGGCACGGTAACGGCCGTTTCCGATCATCGTTTGGACACCTTCAACGCAGCAGGCTGGTTCTTGGCGGCCGCACGCAACACCGTTGTTGTTGGCTTCCTGAACGGGCAGCAAACCCCTTCTATGGAATCAAAGGACGGCTGGGACGTTGACGGAATCGAGTACAAGGTACGCATCGATGCTGCAGCCGCAGCTGCCGACTTCCGTGGCCTGTACTACAACGACGGCGCTTAATCAAAACCACTGTAAGCCGGGCATAAGCCCGGCTATACCTAAATTTTAGAGGGCTAAAAAATGGCTACTGCTACTTATTTGAAAGACGGCAACGGGCCTTTGACCGTTGACTATCTGACCACTGCCGCCGTGGCGATCGACGAAATCGTCGTCGCTGGCACCAATGGCGCCGTATCTGTTGGGGTTGCGCGCCAGGTTGCTAGCGCATCCGGGGAAACCATTACCGTTGACGTGGGCGGCTGTTACACCTTCCCGAAGGTTTCCGGCGCGGTCATCAAGGCTGGTGAAACTGTTGATTGGGATGCGTCGGCTGGCGAGGTTGATGACAACCAAGCAACCAGCGCAACCGGTGACGTTGCCGATTTTGGCGTTGCGCTTGCAGATGCTGGCAACGGTGACACAACCGTTAAAGTGCAGCTGATGCCTGGCACCAGTGCCATCTCCTAATCCGAAGCGTGCGTATTCGGATCGTTAAACCATGCAAGTTGGGTGGTCGCGCGTTAAAACCGGGCGATCACCTGACTATTGGTAAGGATCTGGAAAAGGCGCACGTGTACGCATTGATTAATCTGGGTGCTGCCTTGCCAGCGCCGCCGGAAAACAAAGAGGGATAACCCATGGCCGTTTCCGCTTTCACTTTTACCGATCCGGGTTTCCTGGCGTGCCTCAAGTGCGACATCAATCTGGAAGACGACACCATTGTGGCGGTGTTGATCGACAATGCCCACACGCCGAACAAAGAGACAGAAGATACCTACTCGGACATTTCTGCCAACGTGTGCACCGATGGCGACTATTCGCCACAGACTGTTACCGGCCTAGCCTGGACCGACACGGGCAGCCGCACCTTTAAGCTGGATCATTCTCTGATCAACTTTGGCGATGCTGTGACCATTTCCGCGCGTTACTGCTATTTAATCAAGCAGGTCGGCGGTTCACCGGCTGGCACCGATCTTATCGTTGGCTATTACGATTTGAACGACGGCGGCGCGGCCAATGTATCCAGCACCGCATCAGATTTTGATGTTGATGCAAACGCATCCAACGGAGCATTTACGCAAACCATCACGCCAGCCTAAGCAGCTGACAAAAAGGTTCTGCATGAAAGCGCGTATCACATTGCTGGTTGTTTTCCTTACCGGTTGCACAACCTTGAAAACCGGTGTTGATCGTGCCGCCAGTGCCAACGATGCAGCCATCACCACGGCGGAATGGACAATCTGCCGTGGGGCGAGTGTTGGTTCTGTTCGACGTGCCTATGGAGACGTGGAAAGGGCGGAGATTTGGCGCAAGCTATGTGCATCGAGTGACGGCTTTAGCCCAGAACAATGAACAAAAAGCAACAGGCAAGAGGATGGTTAATCGACGTGATACTGCTGGCAGCGGCGATGGTGTGGGTGGCTTCTTGGGTCGCCTCAACACTGCATTAGAGAATCGCATTGCCATGCTGTTCGTTGCGGCTGTGCTAGGTGCTGGTGGGGGAGTTGGATTTATTAAAGCCAATCCCGAAGCCCGCAGTGATCCGTTCACCGGGACGATGGGAAATGCGTTGGAAGAAAGGATCGAGCGTTTGGAACATTCTCAAATACTGGATGACGATAATCGTCGATCAGCGATTGAGCGTGCCGCGAGAATACGTGTGCTTGAATCGAATTGCACACGCAATCAAGCGAAAATAGCAGCGTTTGGATCGTTTAACAAGAGGTGATATGCAATGAGACATTTTCTGTGTTTGGTGGCAATTGGCGCACTGTCGGTTGCATTCACGTTTGCCAATGCCAGAGACGGGTTCGGCGGCGCATACGATGGTGGTGGCGGTCAGGTAGGTGGAGCGCCAATGGCCGATAAAGACGGCGGCATCGGGTACGCTGAAGGCAAGCCATACTCAACTGGCGGCGTCTCTGAAGGCTCCAAGCCGCAAGGCAAGGGGATGGGCGGCGCTGGTAAAGGTCAGGGCGGTAAAGGTCGCGGTGACGGTTCTGGACCGTGGGGCAGCAAGGGCGCGATGGGTGGACAGCAAGGGAAGGGTCTTCGATGAAGAGGTTTATCCTTTTGGCTTGCTTGTCTTCGCCAGCGTTTGCTGGGCCATATGTTGGATTAACCATTGCCAGCGACAACGATGTCGGGCACTGCGATACGACCGGGCGCTGTGAGACTGCACGAGCGTTTGTTGGCTACGACAAGGCATGGGGCAACGGCATTTACACTGATGTCTACGCCTCATATGAGGATCGTATAAACGGCTCAGATTTCTACAATCCAAGCCGCGTATCGGCAACTATTCTCAAGAGGTTTTAACTATGATTTCCGCACACCTGATTGCTCTTATCGAGACTCACCCGCAATGGCCGAGCGTTGACAATGCAA